GTATCATTCTCAGTGAGATGTTGAATCAAACTCAGCAAGTTGCTCCCAACCAAAGACTTTTAGCCGGAGCCGTTAATGGCGGTGGACCTTCTACAACTGGGCTTGACGATGGAGGAAGTGGTGAATCTCCGTCTTTTGGCCCGCAATCGGGAATGGACCTCATTAACCAAATTGCTCGCTCTCTTGGTAGTCGCGGCTGAAAAAGAATTAATTAGTTTTAATGACCTTAATGAGGCATTTACAAGAAAAGGTCAAGTAGTGCAAGCGCGGCGTACACTTGAGATTTTTCACACACTCTACTCTGAGGTAAGAGATGGCAGCGCCAGTCAAGCCGGAAACGGAGTCACAGCAGCAGCAGAGGACTACAGAAGAGAACGGCAATCAGCAGACAGAAACACCGGCACAGGATTCTCAACAGACGCAGACTGAGCAGCAAGGTGAAACTCCGCAGCAACGTTCAGAACGCTTATTAGCGTTATATGAACAAGGAATGCGTGAAGCTCACCAGCGTGCAAGCAGACTGCAAGATCAGTTAGATCAGCAAGATCGTACACGTAGAGAAGCAGTACATAATGAACCTCCAGTGGTTCCTGAGATTAGTGCAAGCGAGTTTTGGAATAAGCCATTACCTCACATTGCACAGATTATTCGGGATGAAACCCGTAAAGCAGTACAACCGCTTTATGAGTTTAAGCAGCAAGTAGAGAATCAAACCAAGTACGATCATGTAAAGAATCGCTTTAAGGCTGATCCACGGTATCGTGAAATTTTTCCGAAGATTGAGAATATCGTAGATCAGATGATGAACGGTCAAGATCCGAATGATGCATTAATGAATGCAACTATTCTAAGTGCGATTGGTGCGTTACATACGGGTCAGTTACCGGGAGTTACGTTAGAAGCACCAGCAAATAACAATAATCGAGGTGAGCCGCCCGTGCGTGAGCAACCTGCTAATCAAGGCTCGGAAAGAGTAGTTACACCGCCGCATCTTCGGCCAAGTCCTATGCAACAGCAGCAACAGGATAATAAGCCGAAGCTTCGTGATCTTACAGAATTAGAAGATCGTTTACGTCGTGAGAACGGTCAAACTAAGGAAGAGTTTTTAGGTTGGTTAGATTTGCCAGCTACAGAAGTTGCTACTTCTAAGATTGGTAGGCCACTTGCACAGCCGAACCAAAATCCTGATTCCCAAGTTGTACGTACACCTAATTCCGGTCAGGGGCGTTAATCAATGTCCGATGATACTAGAGATGTACTCGAAGTTGGGGATCAGACTAAGGTTCCCGAACTAACGCGTGAACAAAAGAAGGCTCGTTTAGCTCAAGTATTAGATCGTGGCTTAACTGCTGATCGTTTACACGTACCACTTCCACCGCATTTACATGGTGAATGGGTGCCAAACGATCAAACAGCAATCTATGAGAAGGAAGCATTAGGTTTTCAGATTGATACTGAATACGCACCAAAGAGAGCATTGCATAGTAAAGGTGATGGAAAGTCAATCGTGGGTGACTGTGTTTACATGGTTACAGATAAAGAAAACAAGGAATTGATTGATGAAATTCGTCAAGAACAGTATTTAAGACTTAATCGTAAGCAAGGCGCGCAGAAGGAAGAGAAAGATTTCGCTAGTCAGACGAGCAAGATTGGACTCGAAGCAATAAACGAAGGGTCCGTAAGCCCTGCTCGTAAAGAAGAGTTAGAAAAGGCAATGGGAATTACGAAGGACTAAGTTAACTCTTCAAAACAGGACAATGAAATGTTTACACGCCTCACCCCTGTTCGGCATCCGAAGGGAAAAGTGCCGAATATCCAGTCAGGTAAGTACAAGACTGGTGAAGCAATTGTTAATGGTTCTATGTTAGGTCTTGATGCTAACGGTGAACTTATTCTGCATACTGGTACAACTGCTGTAGATGTTGCTGGTGTTGCGTTAGAAGGTGCTGCAACTAAGCCAGGCTGGGATGCTGGTAATTCACCGACTGTTGTTACTGGACGTGTTCAGGAAGTTTCTTACGCAATTGCGGATGCTGATACTGTATTTGCAATTCGTCAGGAAGATGGTTCTGGAAATCTTGTCGATCCTGTGCAGGCTGACATTGGCGATTCTTATGGTGTACTTAATGTCAGCGGTGAGTGGCGTCTTGATCGTTCTGAGACTACCACTAAGATTTTCATTATCGTTGACGTTGATCTTACGAACAAGGTTACGTTCGTTAAGTTTGTTGCTACTGCCTTGCTGATTACCTAATAATCTGGCTAACGAGTTAACACTCATATTGTTCCTGTTCCTATGTATAAGGCCAGATACTACAAGGGCTAGATAAAATGATCGTGCAAGGCGCATTCAACTTACTGTTCCGTCCGGGTCTGCGTAAGGATTTCCGCGACTCTTACGAACAGTTTGCACCGGAATACCCGATGTATTTAAAGACGGGTAATACTACTTTACCCGAGCAGTCTGCAACAATTATGGCTGGACTCTCACGTTTGTATGAGCGTGGAGATGGTGAGCCTATCACTTATGATGTACCAAAGATTGGTCCGAAGGTGATGGGTGTAGATAAGGAATTTGGTTCTGGTTATATCGTTTCGCGTAAGACTGTTGAAGATGACCAGTATGGTAAGGCTAATCAGGCGTCGAAGTGGTTAGCAAATGCTGCACGTATGACTATGGAATATCGTTCTGCTGCATTGCTTGATGATGCGTTTACCGGAACGGATTTCAAGGGAATTGATAGCCTGAGCTTATGTAATACTGCTCATACGCTTATTAATTCTTCTTCCACAGTTGCTAATCGCCCGTCGTCCGAAGTTGGACTTTCTGTAACTGGTATTACTGCATTGCTCGATCTGTTCCAGGTTATGAAGGATGAGAATGGTGATCCGATTCGTATGTTCCCGGACACTTTAATTCTCGGTAACAATGCTGGTGATTACCACCGTGCATTGCAGATTTTCAATTCTCAGTTAGAGCCGTTTACTGCTGAGAATCAGGAAAATGCAATCCGTATGCGTCTGCCGAAGCCGAAGATTGTTGTTTCGCACTTCAAGGCTTCTGCTCGTTCTTACTTCATGGTTGACTCGAAGTGGAATGACGCATGGTTCCTGCTCCGTCGCGCTGTAACCTTTGAGGATACGTTTGATTTCGATACTGATGCTATGAAGGCTAAGGCATCTACTCGTTTCCTTATTTGGTTCGTTGACTGGCGTGGCTGGTGCGGCGCTAACCCCTCCTAATAATTAACTCATACAGGAGGTGGTAAATGCGTGAAGCTGGGCCAAGCCGCTTTGGATTTATTGGACACGGCGCCGGTTCTACTGATATGGCGAATTTAGCAGAAGGCGGTCTGTGTTTCATTGCCAAAGCAACCGTTGCATTAAATGTTGGTGATACTGTAATTCTTCACACAGTTGCAGATGAAGTAACTAAGGATAACACAACTGGCTTGCATCATAAGCGTGCTGGTATCGTTGTTGGTGGTACTCAGACTGGTATGAAGGCACTTACTGAGTCTGATGCAGTTGGTTTACTAGCCGCAGCTATTGATGAGCAAGTTTTAGTTTGTTATTCTGGTATTTGTTGGGGTATTGCACAGCCGACTGATGTAGCTATTGGTGATAAGCTTCGTCCAGATACTACTACCGCTGGTCGTTTGCTTGATGGTACTGATACTACAGAAGCTGCTGCTGGTGTTACTGGTAAAGTAATCGGTACGGCACTCAGCGCAAGTGCCGCTGCCGGTGATGCTATTAAGGTTCTCGTTGCACTTGGTTAACTTTCCCCGTAGAATGGAATAAACAATGCGTTTACCCCTCTTAATCCACGGTAAACCCCGCACTTTAAAAAGTGCCGCGAAAGTTTCTCTCGGCCCTGGCAGGTGGAAGATTGAACACAATGTCGTAGATTCTTTAGTCTACATTGTGAGATATTTTCCACTTGCTGGTCCGAAAGAGGGTGAAAGTTATATTAAGCCTGAACAATATCATCTAAATGGTAAAGAGATGGTTGTTGCTGGTGGATGTAGTGTTCAGATCTTTGTTGAAACACCCGGTACTGAGGATCATCTCTCAGTGTACGCGGAGCAATTATAATGGACCTCACAGGTTTGATAACGGAAGTGCGGGATCATCTTGGTTGTGATGACGGTGATCTAGATGATGATGCAGTAACTTTACTTCTGAATCGCTCGTATTGGGCGTTGCTTAACAAATTCCCATTTCGAGAGACAGAAGTAACCGCGTCGTTTCCTACAGTGGATGGTACTAATCTATATACTGTGCCTAGTCCATTTGAGGCATTACGACAGCTTGCAATTTTTGATTTAGATAGTGATAAATCTACGCCTTTGAAGAGAATGACACAGAAGGAATATGACAGTGTTTTCGTGGATAACGAAGATGAAGAAGATATTCCACAGAAGTATTACAGAGAAAAGAATTGTATTAAGCTTT